CCTACAGCCTGCAGCACCTCCTTCCCTTGCCTACCTCAGCAAGGGTCGGGGAGGGATTTGTAGGCACGGCCTAATGGCTTAAAAGCAGCAGAGCTGCACAAAGGAGGTCTAGTGACAAAGAAAGGAGGATTTGCGATGAAGGACGAAGCGTTAGAACCTGTAACAAGAGAGCATAAGGAGAAGCTACTCGAGCTGGTAGGCAAGCTTACAGGAAGGCAGGCAAGAATTGCCCTGTCCAAATTTGTAATGGAAGACCTAGACGACATCGAGACATTTGATGCGTTGGAGGACGCAGTCCAAGTGGGGCTGATTTACCCTGCAGAGCCATAAAGAAAGGAGGATTTAACAATGATGGATTTAAGCAACATCAGCCGTAAAGGACTGGAACAGGCCTTGCAAAAGGCCTTGGGGCTTCTGCCCCCTGAAGGGGTAGAAGAAATCGTGGCGACCTTCCCTGAAAGGCTGCCAGCAATTGACCACAAAGCAAAGAAGACCTCGCAGGCTCTTGGCATCGAAGACAATGCATTTTATGCTGTTGCAAGAGCTGCGACAGCGTTTGGAAAGACCCTTATGCAAGAGGGTGAGCAGCTGCGAAGCAGGCATGTTGAGAGTATCATTCACATCTGGAGAGCCTTCAACGAGCGGGAGAAGGCTCTTTTCGCTGTCTTACTCGCAGAGTTCACATTGCAGACGATGGCAAAGGTTCTGAGTGAGAGGTTCCTTGAGCTCGCCATTCGAGCACGCATGACGGGAGCAGGAGGTGAAGACGATGTTGAGCACTAAAGTTGCTGTCGAGGCAACAGCCCAATCAGTGGAGCACTGGGAGAGAATGATAGGCTGGGCTCGGGAGCAAGACCCTGATGGGTATCCAGACCACACTCGTATGGAGCAGGAGATTGGTGAAGACTGGTTCTCTGAGAGCTGCCCGCTCTGTCAGCATTTTCTCCATTCAGACTACCTTTGCGATGGCTGCCCTCTGCAAGCTGTATTCGGATACTGCAGTGACCTATCAGCCTTGAATGCCTGGCAAGACGTCAGGTATTCCCGCACTTGGGGCGAGTGGCTGGAAGCCGCTGAGGTGATGCTGTTGCAGCTGAAAGTTGCTCTCAAGTTGTTGAAGGAGGCCAGCAATGCTTAAAGACTGGTTCTGCGAAGCATTGTCCCTGCAGCCTGGGGAGGAACTCCTCCTCCCCACTGCCTCGAAAGCGGAGGCCACCCGCCTCCGCAACCGTCTTCTGAAGCTCCGTGAGGAATACCCCGACCAGGCAGACGCTGAAAGCATCAGCATCCGAGTGACGCTTGTGAAGCGACACTTCTTTGTTGCCTTACGGCGGGAGCCTCTCTCGCCAACAGTGGCTTTCAAGCGAGCCACCAATGGCAGCATCACCCGCGTGACCCTATCAGGTCGGGAGCGGCTGCGTCGCACAGCCATACAGGACGGCTTATCGGCTGAGGAGATAGAGGTATTGCTCGGCTCTGCTGAGAAGGAGGACGAAGATGCCTAGAAGGAGGAAACGCAATCGTGAAAGAACATGGTTCGCAATCTTGCGAGAGATTGCAAGGAAGGAGAGCGAAGCCGCAGCCTGGCTCTACGCAACAGCATTGCGTGGGCCAGACAGCCACGGTGTTCCCTGGTGTGTAAAGGCCATATTCACTGGGCCACTGCGAGGCTACGAGGACAGTCTTGCAGTGGCTGATGTATCAGCCTACCACTGGTGCATCAAACGTCCTGACAATGTGCTTAAGGCGTTCCGCTACTTGGTGAAAGACCGAAATCTTGACCACTACCTTAAGCACTTAATATCAGCTTGGGAGGTGCTTGAGCCGAGTGTTGCAGAAGTGCTTGCAGAGGTGTTGGAAGCGAAGATGTGGAGTAAAACCCCAAAGCTGGACGGCATATCCATAAGATACACACGGGCAGTCGCTAGGTGGCTCAGGAGGACAAGCGTCCTTCCTGAAAGGGAGGACAAAGATGCATGAGCGTCCGTTTAGAGAACTCTCAGCATATTGGCGAGCTTTCTGGCAATACATTGCCAGTTTGGGTGTTAGCTCGGAAGAGCGCCAGCAGATAAGAGCCTCTTACGAGAGACTCATCAAAGAAGCGGAGGACGAATGTCCTTCGGAAGGAGGAAACAGTGAAGAACCGAGATAAAGAGTGGAAGCAAATCGTGCAAGAGCTGCTTCGAGCAGGACGAGAAGTTGCTGCGTGGGACTACATTACCGCCTTGCGTGGGCCAGACATCCCGTGTAAGTGGCCTGTCAAGACAGTATTCACAGCTCCACTGCGGGTGCGGAGCATGCACCAAGTGGTGCAGAACGCTGCTGACTTTGAGAGGCTCTCGCCCAAGAGCATCGCCGAGGCTTTCAGATTCGTCTGCGAGTATCGTGACAAGCTCCTCCACTACCTGACACATGTTGAAAGTGCTTGGAGGGCACTCCACGGAAAGGTCTCCTTCCTGCTCCGTGGATTGATGTCCTTCATGCCACCAGAGGACTTGGAGTCCCAGGCAAGAGAGTATAAGAAGCTCGTAGATGAGTGGCTGGACGGGACAAGTGTCCTGTATACAAGAGCTCCTCAGATGGAGTTCACTCCTTGGAGAGGAGACAATGGAGGTCAAGATGACTGAACACGAGCGAGACAAAGTCGCAGAGGAAGAGGCTACAAGCCCAAAGGACGAGGAAATCTTGGAGGTCAGCAGAAAGCTCCGCCTCCTTATCAGGAGGTGGCTGGATGGCCTTCCGTGGGAGGAGGACGAGGATGGAGATAATAGTTAGGCACCAAGAGTATCGAGATGGCGAGAAGGTCGGAGGCCTTACGGCTGTCTACTGCAGAAACTGCGGCTGTCTGATGTTTGTGGCTGACCCAAGAAATGCTATCTGCCCCGACTGCTCCACGTCGGCCCTCATGGGGATACAGCGGTGTTTCTGTGAGATACCTACAGTGTATTACTACTCTCCGAAAGTCCAGAAGGAGGAGAGACACTTTGTTTATTGCGAGGAGGAGTTCGACACATTGAAGAAGCAACTGGAGGAGAAGTATGGCATTAAGCATCAAGGAGGTCAAGATGATTGAATTCTTTGGTTTCCTGATAGCTATATGGCTAGCAGGATGGATTATCATCAGATGGATAAACGACTGAAATGTCAAAATTTGACATTTCTGAAAGAAAGGAGGTGAGATGAGTGTTTGGGCGATATGTGATAAAGAGAGTTACTAGACTGTGCAGCCTGGTGAAGACAATCCGTGAGGGTGGTCAAGACCCAGAGGAAAGCAGCATTCTGGTGGCTGTCCTGGAAAGAGACAAAGGGAGGAGGCTTGGAGACATAGACGTCGTCTTCCATCAGAGGTTAGGAACAGGCGACATCTCTATAAATAGAGGAAGGAGGTGAGGCAAATGCCAGAAGGAATGTTCTGCATTCATATTATGGAGGACAAGACAAACCTTGTCTTCACAGACGAACTCTTCGAGCCGAAAGGCCGAGCACCGCTGGCCTTCGGCCCTATCGAGGTGAATATGTATTACGGAAGAGACTACATTGGTTTTGCAAGGCTGGGACTTGTATGGTGCACCTCGTGGTGGTATGCTGTTGAGTTCGGGCAGTTGGTTGTAAAATGTCAATGTAAGGGGGAGGAGGAGCAATAATGCCAGCGAAAAGATTTTGCCCTGTTGACGAAGTTCCTTCTCTTGAGCTCTGCAAAGAGCTCAGGGAGCACGGCTACCCTCAAGATGGGGGTGGCTGGTATTGGCTGGTTATGCAAACAGAGAAGAGGGAAGAGCCGACAGGCCTGCACTTCTTCGAGATGAGACCTGTTCCACCAGCTTGTCAGGAATACATCAAAGCTCCCACCCCTCGAGAGGTGGGTGGGAGGCTGCCTGATAAGATAATGGTGAACGGCTTCCCATTCTATTTGACTGTGACTCGTCAAGGCAATATGTGGGAATGCTACTACAGCACCCCTGCAACAGGCATACTGGGTGGTCGGGTAGTGTATCGGCCTTCTGCTGAGTGGGGTAGCCGAATGCCCGACGTCTATGCAAGTATGTGGCTGTGGCTGAAAAGAACAAACTATTTGGTGGAGGAGCAATGATGCCAGGCAAAACGTCAAAAATTGACAATTCTGGCTGCTCTGCAGCCATGCTGCTCAGCAGCAAAATTGTGTCGCCTCACGGCGACTGCATCGCCCATCAGCCAAGGATTTCCTTGAAAAGGATGTGTGACATGTCACACCTTGGTGTGCTGGGCATTAGAGAGGACATGGTCCTTCCGCTGAAAGCGGGCCAGATGAAGCTCATCCCCTTGGGGGATGGTTACACTCTTGTCGTCAGACGGGTGAAATAATCAAGGAAGGGAGGTGAAAACCATGAGTGCAAACCAGAGGTCTCCAATAATGGAGAAGGCAGACACAGTCCTAGGCGAGCTGGCTAACCTGCAGGTAGCTATAGGGACATTGGCTGACTATCTCAGCCCATACTGCACGCCAGCGAGTCCTGAGCCAGAAGGGGTAAAGGTCGCTGATGGGAAGCTGGAAGAAGCAAAGGCTCCGCTTGAAAGGGTCCTTGAAGAAGTCATCGCCAAGGTCTGCAAGCTGCATGGCGCAGTCAACGACATGGTTACAAGAGTTAGATAAGCGTCCCTAGGTGTCAACCCTTGCAAATTTTGGGGTTGACACCTTGAAAAAGGTGTGTTATACAAATGGACAAATGAACGATTATGAAGATTTCCATTTCAGATGGCCAGCAGGGACAAAGACCCAGCTGAAGATTGCTGCGGCTTTAGCTGGCAAGTCAATGTCCCAGCTTATATTTGACCTCCTCGTAGAGGGAGGTTTAATTTCATTGAAGGAGGTAGAAGAGGATGAGTGTGAAGAAGTTAGACAAAGTCCCTAAGGACAACGGCGTTGAGATTACCGTGATTTCCACAGGGCAGAGTGGCTTTTACAACGTAGATGAGCTCTCGCCAGACATCCAGCGGAAGCTCATGATACATGGGCTCTCACAGGTGCTCGGTGATGCTGCTGCAGGCCGTGATGGTGAGGATGCTAGCGAAGCTATTGAGCGTCGTTGGGAAACCTTGAAAGGCGGAGAATGGACCGCCAAGCGGGCCGCTGCTCCTAAGCTCAGCAAGGCCGAGCTCGAACGCAGATTGGCTGGCCTCAGCGAGGACGAGCGTCAGGCCATTGTTGATGCTCTTGCAAAAGTGGGTATCAACCTATGAGATTGGACAACTCAGGACGGGAGGCATTTGCCTCCTGTCCAAGAAAGTATTTCTTGTCCTGCGTTTGTGGGCTCCGCCCTTCACAAGGCAGCAACGCCCTGCGTTACGGCAGCACATGGCATGCCATAATGGAGGGTTATTACAGTGCTGCCAGAGAGGGGGCAAAGCTCAGCGAGGCTGTGCAGCGAGGCCTTGCCTATGGCAAGGCCATTTGGGAGCTGGAGACAGCAGTCCATCCTGAGTGGGAAGAGGACTATCGCACACTGGACACGGCAAGCGAAGCTCTGCTTGCTTACATTGATGAATTCCGTCAGGCTGACGTTGGCTCTCTCGAGGTGAAAGCCACAGAACAAGCGTTCTATGTTGAGGTCGCTAGTGACCTCAGCTTCTTTGGTCGCATAGACTTACGAGTCGTGCTCGACGGCATTCCTTTCATCGTAGAACACAAGACAACAGGACAGTCGGCTGCTCTCGTCGCCGAGCGACTGAATCGCTCAGCCCAGATAATGGGCTACACTTACGCTGCAAAGGCGATGGGGCTTCCAGCTCAAGGCTGCCTAGTGGTAATCCACCAAGTGTCTTGTCGCCGCAAGGCGGACGGCACGTGGGGGAAGCAGACGATTGCCTTCAGGCGAGTGCCAATGGTCTTTACTGACAGTGACCTTGAGGAATGGAAGCGGAGCTTCACTCTCACAGCGGAACAAATCGCCGAGTGCGAAGCACGTCAGTGCTGGCCGATGCAGTTTGACAGCTGCTACCGCTTTGGCAGGTGTTGTTACACTCCGCTTTGCGAGCGACATCTGTCGCTTGACGAGCTGCGGGACAAGGAATGTCCAATTCCTGGCTTCATCCGCACAAAGCGAGATTACCTCGAGCCGACACTCAAGCGGATAAGCAACATGAAGGAGGCTATGTATGCCAAGTGCAAAGGACATTCAGGCTAGCACCCAGCACCTGAAGGTGATGGTTGTTGGCTCTTACGGGACGGGAAAGAGCACTTTCGCAGCGAGTGCTCCAACCCCTGGATTTGTCTTCGATTTTGACGGTCACATACTGACGTATGCTGGCAAGGACTTCGATTACGAGACCTATAAGATGACCTGGCAAGACTGGGTCAAGTTCGAGAAGGATTTGCTGTCGCTCCGCAAGAACATTGACAAATACAAGACCGTCATTGTCGACTCGACGACGACCATGACTGACCTCGCTATGGAGCGAGCATTGATGCTCGACCCAAAGAGGTCGCCAACAGGCGGGCCAATCTGGAATGTCCACTACCAGATGGTTCGCAACCTTGTTGAGGGCAAACTGCGGCAGATTGTGTCATTGCCCTGCAACGTCATTGTGCTCTCGCACATTGATATCAAGCGTGATGAGTCAACTGGGGCCATTATTGACATTGGCCCACTGCTGACAGGCCAGCTGTCTGAGAAAGTTCCAGGCTATTTCGACGAAGTCTACTATGCAACAGCCCGCCGAGAGAAGGGCGTAACAGCCTGGTATCTTCAGACAGTGCCTATCGGCCTGACAAAGGCCCGCTCAATTTTGTCAGGCAAAATGCACCGCCTGCCAGACTTTGTCCCTAACGACTGGCAGGAGATTATGAATTACATTGAGAAAGGAGGACAAAAATGACAGGAGAAACCTACATTCCTGGGGACTTCAATGTAGAAGAAGAATTCAAGCCCGAGCCCCTCGTGCCCCAAGGCACGTATCATGGGCATGTGACAGCAGTGTCGTATGACCCTGACCAGAACGCAATCGTCTGGCAAGTTACATTGAACGAGAATGGTGGGGTCAAGAGCGACGGCGAGACCCCTATTGACGGAAGCACTCTCTACTTCCGCAACTTCCTTCCCCGAGAGGGAGACGAGAATGAGCTCACCCGAGATGGGAGGATGACAAAACGCCAAGCTAAAATCAACATGTTGCGTCGCTTCTGCGATGCTATGGGCATAGATATGTCCACCCCAGCAAGAATTGCGGAGGCAATCAGCAACACTGAGTGGGTCGGTCTGCATGTAGACGTGCAAGTCGGCATCCGTGAGTATGAAGGCCAAGTGACAAACGAGATTAGAAGGATGACTGCTGTATGAGGTGGAAGGGAAGTGAAACTTCTTGAGATGCATAAGCCCCTTGTGCAAATGACTCCTGTAGAGCGGGAGCAATTTATCCGCTCCTACAGGAGTCAGCGTGAGAAAGACCTCAGCACAGCTGTGCTACGAAGGTGTGGCCCTCTTCTCTCCAAGGAGGAGAGGGCCCTTCTCAAGAAAGT